TGTCAGATAACTTTATTAAATTTAAAGTTGCAAAGCCAGGTGATGGAGTTCTTAATGCAATAAGTCTTGTAAATGCAGAAGACATGATATTAATTATTAAGAGTGGAACTATAGAAGAAAGAATTTCACATGACCCTTCATTTCCAGGGGTGGATATGGGTAAAGGTGAAGTTTTTTTTAAAATTGCAAAGAGTACAGCAGTTAGATTTGACCAATCAGACACAAATCAAAATGCCGATAAATTTTATATTAACATAAAAAATGGTGGTACAGAATCTTTATTGTACTATGGAAACGTTAACATTATATAATGATTTTAAATAGTAGAAATAATTTATTCAATTTTAAATTTCCTAGGACATTTATTCCAAAAGAAGTTGCTGACAAATATAGAAAATATTTGAATAGAATGCCAGGTAATTTAATTACTGAACCGATTGATTTTATAAATTATTCAATTCAGGGTGTTAATCTTCCAGGTATTACATTTGATCCAATTGAGGTATCACCGAATGATGGAACTATTACATATCATAGAGGTTCAATTCCAATACAAAATACAATTGATAGACAGTTTAAAGTTACAATGCAACTATTGGATGGTTATATTAATTATTGGATTATGCAAGACACTTTACTTTATTATTATTCAAAGACTGTAAGGGAACCATGGTTAAACGATATTAAACTCCAAATAATGGATGCTGAAGGTATTCATATAATGAGTGCTGTATTTGAAAAACCAATCATGAATTCAATATCTGAACTTGATTTAAATATGAGTTCAAATATTGCGGAGTTTACTACATTTGATTTAAACTTTTATTACAATAAGTTTAATATTCAATTAGAAATAGATTAAGATATATAAAGTATGAAAACATTTGATGATTATATAAATGAAGGAAAGGTTACTATAGATAACCTAACATTTACAATAAACACATTAGTAGATAGAAAGGGATTAGCTATAACATTTATACCTGATTCTAAAACCCTAGATACTATATATGTTAATGGTAAAAATGCAATAGTAGATATTATTGAAAAGAAAATGGCAAAAAGTTCTCCACTTATATCTAAATGTATTTGGTTTGAATCAGGACATGATGCTGCAGGTTTTACATTTAGAATTGATCCTAATGAATTAACCGATGAATTAACTAAATCATTTAAATAATGAAAACATTTTTAGATTATATTAAAGAGGAAAATATATCCGATAAAGAATTAGCAATATTAACAGAATCTCTACAAACAGAGTGGACTGAAGAATTAGAAGCTAAAGTTGATGCTGCAATTGAAGAGTTTGCTTCAACATATAAAAATCTGGATGGTACTTATGATATTCATGCCTTTAATGAAGAGCTTACAAACGAAGGAGTATTAGGAAGTATATTTGGTGGATTGGCAGGTTTTGCACTTGGTAAAACTATTGGTAAAACTATAGCAAATATTCTTGGTATTACTTCAGGCATTATGTACGATATGTTAACTTCAAGATTAGTAGGAGCTGCTTTAGGTTCTTCACTTGGTAGCAAAGTATAATATGAATTTTGTAACCATTGACTTTTCCCTTAACTCTCCTGGAATTTGCATATTTAAAGATAACAAATATAATTTTATTGGTTATTTAAAACCAAAGACAGGAACTAAAAAGGAACAAATATTACAAGAGGAACTTAATCTTCTTGAAGATACTCAGATCTCACATCAACCTGACTGGACAAATAATGAGTCCTATTCGAAGAGTGAGATGATTAAAATCCAAAGACATACCCAGACTGCAAAGGACATTATTGATATGGTTATTGAAATCACAGGTAATGATTCTCCTTTTGTTATTGCATTTGAAGGATCTTCTTATGGTTCTTCTGCAGGTACTAATAATATTATTGACATGGCAGCAGGAGCAGCAATCTTAAAGATGGAAATGATGTCAAGACTTGAAGTCTTAGAAATGATGACCATTGCACCTTCAACTATTAAGAAACACGCAGGAAAAGGTTCCATGAAAAAGGATGAGCTTTGGCTTAAATTTCTAGAAAACATTCTTGATGATTCTTCTTTAGCATCCTCGTCTCTTCTTAAATTCTGTAAAGACAATATAGGAGAGGTAAAGAATATACCTAAACCAATGGATGATTTAGTAGATGCATATTTCTTAAACCATTTATCTAGAAGTTTATTTTACCCCAAGGCTTAAAGACTTAAGTTATATTGTCAGGTTACTGGATTGTTTCAGTAAAACTAAAAATAATTTAAAATAGTTTTCAAGTACCCTTAAAAATAATTAAAATAGTTCTGAAACAAAAATAAAAAGAGATATATAATACATGTACTAATATTTAAAAATGTATCATAGATGAATTCTTTTAATATAACATAGCACTTTAATTTATTCAAAGTTCTAAGTTAACTAACAATGTTAAGCGAAATTGAAAGCTTACTTGTTAAATCTATCCAAAATAGATAAACAATATAAAGATGATTTATGTAATATTTAACTAAGAGTCATGAAACATTTAAAGGTATCAGTATATAATTAACAAATTTAAAGTATTAACAAAAATTAAAGTATTTAAGACATGGCAGAATTTGACATTTTTAACTTAGGTGTGGCAGATGTAGACACACATGAAACACAGGCTTCTTCAGGAAGTGATCTTTACAAACCAACAGCAGACGATGGTAAAGATGGAACTTACAAAGCAATTATTCGTTTTGTTCCAAATCCATCAAATCCAAGAAACTCTTTAGTAAAAAAATACGTACACTGGCTTACAAATGCAGGTGGTGATGGTAAAATGGTAGATTCCCCTTCAACAGTAGGAGAAAAATGCCCAATAGCTGATGTATTTTTTAAATTACGTAAAAGTGATTCAGCGGTTGATCGTAAAATGAGTGATAAACTTAAAAGACGTGAACAATACTTTGCACTTATTAAAATCATTAAAGACCCACAAAATCCTGAACTAGAAGGACAATACAAAGTTTTTAAATTTGGTTACAAAATCAAAGAGAAAATCGATGAGGAATTAAAACCAGCTTTTGGAGAACCAACTCAAGTATTTGACCTATTTGCAGGTAAAAACTTTGAATTGATTATATCAAGACAAGGAGATTTCAATAACTACGATAAATCAAAATTCTCATCTTCAACCAGTGCTATTGATATGGCAGGTTCTCCAGCAGAAAGAACTAAAGAAGTTATGACAACAATCAAAACTGAATTGGATGCTGCACCTTCATTAGAACCTTATGAGTACAAGGCATGGGATGAAGAAACCAGAGATTTTGTTAATAATATCTTAAGAAATTATTTAAATCCAGGTGATTCAATGGACTCTGTTATTTCAAAACCAGCAGCTAAAAAACCAGCAGCTAAAACTGAAAGTGCAAATACATCAAGTGACTTTGAATTTCCAAGCGAAATGACTTCAAGTCCAAATTCTGCAAGTGATGCAGATGATTTAGATGATTTTCTAAATGATTTAGGAGTTTAATCTTAAAATATAGTTAAATTAAATGGGTCAGGTGTAAACTTGACCCATTTTCTATATATAATATTATATGACAAGCCCAAAAATTACAGAAGAATTAAAATCAAAGATACGAAGTTTAGTTAAAGAAGCGATTGTTAAAGCCCATAATGAACCTTCTAAACATATGCTTAAGGAAATGCCAGGTAGGATTACAATGGCATGTCCATTTTGTGGTGATTCCAGTTCTGACCATAAGAAGAAGAGAGGTAATTTATACTGGGACACTCTGCAATATCATTGTTTTAATTGTGGTACTCACTCGAATGCATACCAATTACTCAAGGAACATCATGTAAAATTTAAAAATACAGACGATTCGATCCAGGTTATTGATTACATTCAAGAACATAAGATGGAAACAAATCATATTGAAGTCTTAGAACATGATGTATTTAAATTAGCATATGATTTATCTCCAACCCGAACAGAACTTAAAGAATGGTTTGACTTTTATGAAATACAACCAGGAGATCCTGCATTTTTCTATTTAAGAAATAGATTACTATCTTCAAAATTAGATAGGTTTATGTATTCACCAAAGGATAAAAGAATTGTAGTTCTTAATCTTGCACCGAAAGATAAAGTTATTGGATTTCAAACACGTTCACTTATTAAAAAAGTAAATTCACGATATTTAACGTATGACCTTGAAAAAATATATGAAGAGGCAGGAAAGGAACTTGTAATATCTGAAGAAGAATTAGTAAGTGTTAAAAAGGTTTCAACATTATTTAATGTAATGATGGTTGATTTTGAAAGAGAAGTAACTATGTTTGAAGGACCTATTGACTCAATGTTTATACCAAACTCTATTGGACTTGCAACCGCAGGTAGATCTACTGAGGAATTCGATGAAATTCCAACTATTAGATATATGTTTGATAATGACGTTACTGGTAAAAAGAAGATGATGGAAAAATTAAAAAGAGGTAGAAAGATATTTATATGGGAAAAATTCTTAAAAGAAACATCAATCGAAAAGGATTGGGATAATTTCCTTAAAAATATTGATAAAAATAATAGAGATAAATATCCTAAACAAATAGGTGATTTAAACGATTTAGTTATTGCTGCGTGGCTAACTAAGAATAAATGTTTAAGCAAATTGATGGATTATTTTACTAACTCTAAACTTGATGCATATCACTTATGATAAAAAAAGAATTTTTACAAATGATCGAAGAGCAATTCGAGGACTTTGAAAATGAGAGAAGTAAAAGAAAAAATCTAAAACTAATTATAGATTTTACATCAACTAGTATCTCACACGAAGGCAAGGAATTTACAATAACAAAACCAAAACTTAAGGCTAAGTTTAACAGTTCAGTGTATATTAAAGACAATAAAAAAGGAACCTCATTATTTTAAATAAGACTAATATGTCAGAAACAATTGATAAAATACAACAGTTAGATGATTACTTAAGTAAGCAAAGAACTGACTGGACTTCTAAAATAAAGGCATTGACTGAACAATTGAAGTTAGGTAATAATTTAGAAGAGGTTAGTGCATACACATTAAGTTACCGCCAGATATTAGTAGAACATTTAGCTACTATGGGAAATCGCATTAAATCACAAAAGGCAACTGTAGATAAAAGGTATAGAGATAAATGGATCGAATACTTTAGTTATGATTATAAGCTTACTGATAAAATGCGCGAAAAATTTGTTGAAGCTGATATTTCAGATGATACACAAATCCTTGAGTTATTAATTACTCAAAAAGGGTTTATTGAGGGATCAGTAAAAACACTTGATAATATGGGCTTTGCAATAAAGAATCGCCTTGATATTAGTCGCCTCTAAAATATAATCAATATAATGTATATTTATAAAATAACTAATTTAATTAATAATAAAATTTATATAGGATTATCGACTAAAAATATACAAGAAAGTCAATATTATATGGGTTCCGGTATATTGATAAAAAGAGATATTAATAAATATGGTAAAGAAAACTTTATTAAGGAAATTTTAGAAGATAATATTGAGAGCTTAGATTTACTTAAATCCAAGGAAATGTATTGGATAGAAAAACTCAAATCACGTGTAGAATTTGGAAATTATAATTTAACAAACGGAGGAGATGGGTTATTCGGATATGTGCATACTGATGAATCTAAATTAAAAATGTCAAATGCAACTAAAGGTAAATTGCCTTGGAATAAAAATAAATCAATGGATG